CAGTTTGTTCTCTGTATTGCTCTGATTGTCTAATCTCACTCATAGCATCTCTATAATCTGACATTTCATTCTTATTGACATCAGCCATAGAACCATAACCAGCAGCTCTGATCTCAGCAACTAAGATATCTCTTTGTCTATCTTTCTCTTTCTCAGCTGCTACAGCATCAATCTTCATTTTCTCAAGTTCTTGTTGAGACTGTTGTTGTTGCTGTTGCATTTGTTGCTGACTCTGCATTTCTTGTTGCTTTGTTTGCTGTTGTTTCTGCTCAGAAGACTTGAGTGCATTATTAAGTTCAGATAATGAATCAGACTGAATTACTTTACCTAAGTCATATATAGAGGCTCCCATAGTATTATTAGTCATAGCCATCTGCTTAAGTTGTTCTAACACAGCTCTATTATTAGCTGTTGTAGTACAGAAGATGTTTAAGTCTCTGAGTAATAAATCAGTACCATTAATTTCAAAGTTTACTTTCTCATCTGCTGTAGTAGTATAAGTAAGTCTTGCAGATGGTTTAGTAGAATGATAGTACTGTGCTAAGTCTGTACGCATTTGGTGTACTCTAGGCATTAAGTAATCACAGTGCTGGATAAAGAACATTTCTGTTTGAGCATATGATGCTGATACAGCTTGTTCTACACCAGTAGCAGTCTGTTGAGATAGTTGTTGACCCATACGTTGTGGATTAACACCTATTACTTCATATGCTTGTTGCTTAAAGTAATTAGCAAGTTGTATCCTAGACATAAGTCTCTCAGTCTGGGATAAGTCTAGTTTTTGAAAATGCTGGAAGTTTAATGCATTCTCTGTATTTGTAATAGAAGTATCCAGAGGTAACATCTGGAAATTCTTCATTGCTACATATGCTTTAGCTAGATTACCTTTCCCCCAATCTTCTCCTAATGAGTGTCTTGGTAAAGTGTTCTGGTCAAGCATGATAATAGTACCTAACTCATCTACTAGTATATCAGCAATTTGGTTATTTACTATGTTATATGCAATTTGATATGGCTTCATTAAGTCAAGTAGTGCAGTAGACTTAGTATTTCTATCAGAGAATACAGATCCTTCTACTGGTAACTTACTTCCATATAGACTACTATCACCTTTAAACTGAAACTTAAGTGGGCCTATTTTATTCTTTTCTACACCTATGTAGATAGGAGTAAATCCTCCAGGGTTATTCATACCCCAGAATGATGGGATGTTTGGTCCAATCTTAACTCCTCCCCAAACTTCATTAATCCAAATCCAATCAATGTGTTCACCAAAGATTATATTGTCTTTAGTTTTATTTTGGAAAAGTCTAGTATCATAGATAGGCTTATCTGTTATCTTATAGTCTTCTGTTATTATTTCAGTGGATACCTCTCCTGATTCTGATACTTTTGTAAGGTGACCCACTTTCCTTTGAGACTTCCAGTAACAAGTGGATACTCTAAGTAAGTATGCGGTACCTGCTACGTTATAGTCTTCTCCTTCAGCTAGTATCTGTGATATAACATCTCCTCCTTCTAATACAGAACCTGATACCATAGATGTGTACTGACGGTATGCAAGTGAAGGTAAGTTAGTATTCCACTCATGTGTCTTGGTAGCATCATAATATGAACCATCATTCTGCATACCACCTATGTTATATCCTGCTGATCTAATAGGGTAAATAGCTTCTAATGCTTCTAGTTGCTCTTCAGTCATTAGATATCCGTATCTATCAATAACATCAGCTACTGTATACATGTCAGTTTTTCCTACCCAGTTTGCTTGAGAAATATATCTAGCATCTGGAGACTTATGATAGAATGATAATACTGGATTCCAGAGTTCTACTTCATAATCATCCTCCATCATACGGAAGTGCCAAAACTCTCTATCTGTAATGAGCATGTCCCTGAAACCTCTTTCCTCAAGCTCATCCATCTTAAATCTTTCAACATCTACCTTATGCTGGTGTGATGCCCACTGTTCTACCATAGATCTGTAGTCTTTCTTAAAGTACATTTCTATTTCTGGTAGCTGCTTTAATGCATCATCAGATGTTTGTTGAGTAGCTTCTTCTGAAGAAGGATCAAGTCCCTGCTCCATCATAGCTGCTACTATTTTTATTTTAGCATCAGATAAGAGAACTTCTTCTACAGCAGCTCTCTTTTGCTCCATCATTTCATTGTAAGAGAACTCATCTACTGCACGGTATGTAAGCTTAGTTGATCTCTTAGCAAACTCAGCTACTAGAACATTAATTACATTGGGTATAATAGGATAGAACTTGAGTTCAAGCGCAGAGTTATCTTCTTTTGTCAAAGTCTCTACAATGTCTCTATACTCATTATCCTCTTCAATAATATAATCTGACTTGTCAATTACACCTTTTGCTAGTTTATAATTCTTCATTAATCTTCTAGCATTCATGCGGATTTGTTTCAATCCATTCCATTCCAACCAGTCTAGATTCCAAGCAGCCCACTCTTGATCCTTCTGGTCTTTTGGTAAAAACTGAAGAGGTTGGGTAATACTACCCATTCTATTGTGTTGTACTTTGGCTCCCTTCTTAAGCTGTAGACTATTATATACTTGCATCTGCTAAAAACTTTAAATTGAATTTGTTTTTCTTAATGAGTCTAGTCATATGAGAAGGAGATTTTTTAAAAACTCTTGCAACTTCATTTATTGAAGTATAAATATGATTAGTTTCTGTATTAATTACTTTTTTTCTTGTCTTTGAATATATCTTTTCTTTTTCTTCATCTGATTTTACTCTACCTTTTTGAGCAGAAGCAATTATCATCTTTTGAGTATCCGGTATTTTTTTACCAAAATTTGGGTTACCTTCTCCTTGCATTTTTATTTTAAAATACTCTTTTCTCTCATCTGACCATTTTATACCATACTGAGGATTTTTTATACCAAGTTTTGCCTCAGAAATTTTTTTTCTAACAACAGAATTAGGATTATACATTCCTTCTCCACCATCTGTTAAGTTAACAAGAGATATTCCAAAGGATTTATAAAGACTAATAAATTCTTTTTCTTTTTTACAAGCAATGTTCCAATCAAGCTCATCTAAAATAATTTCTACCTTATAATCAGTTTTGTTTGTGACACTTACCCAATACCTATTTCTATTATACTTAGAATAAGCACGTTTAAATTTAGCATCACTACCTATACCAATATAAAACGGTGTGTTAGTATCTTGTCTTATATGTCTATACACATATGCCATTTATTTAAAGTTTTTGAATGCGGATCTTTTAAAACTTTGCCCCATTACATTTCTACCCTTTCCCATATGTCTGAAAGGGGTATGAGATAATTTATACAAATTTTCTGACTTTTGCAAGTTTTTAGAGGCATCATCCATTATTATATCTTTAGCAAAACCTCTATTAGATTGCTGTATTTTCATAAATGCTATAAGTGCAGCAAAGGATACAAGACGGTCAACATTGAGTCCTTCTTGATAAGCCTGCATTTCTTTGAGTAGCATTTGATCAGGTATTCTTTCTATACCATAGTGAGTCTTAACTACAGTACCATCATCTTTAGTTATGGTATCTAACTCTTCTCTTATGTATTCAATAGCATAAGATATTAGATGTGACTTAAATAGATTACCTGTGTTTCTCCATCCATATTCCTGGAATACATTAGCATTTGCACCTAGATCTTTTAAGAATAAAATCTGAGTTCTTGGTACAAGATACTTTTGTTTCTTTCTGGATATCATGTACTGTATAAAAAGAGATATGTTATTCTCTATGACTGTCCATGCATTATACCACTCTATGATAAGTTCTAGTTTCTCATGTGTCTTCTTGATATCATCAAATCTACCACACCAGGCTGCTACTATTTTATCTTGTTCTATATAGTTTTGTACTTCACCAGCTAAATGCTTTTGTACTTCAACTGTTGCTTTCATTACATATATAGAACACAATGATTCTGAGGTAGTTGTCTTTCCTTCTGATACAGGGTCAATAGATGCATAGTAGTGCTTATTAAACACTGGATCTTTAATAGGTCTTTCCCATACTACAAGTGTTCCTGTTTTATCCTCTGTCTTTTTAGATACAGGAAAATCAAGTATAGGAAGTTTACTAGTTTCTTTTACTTTAGGTAAGCCATTCTCATCTCTATATATATCTAAGAACTCATATGAATATTCTTTTTCTTCTACTCTTCTTAACTGTGCGGCTACTAAGTTCTGTGGAAATACAGATGCCTTTCTATAAGCAAATGCTTCTTCTATATTTCTAGGATGCTGTGATATCCTTAACTGATACTGTTCTGGAGATAACTCTTTCTTCCAGGTTATAAACTGTTCATCTAGTGCGGCTAATGCTTCTGCAACAAGTGAATTACCAAACTCATCTATGTGAGGTGGCATAGACCATTGCTCAGGAATAAATAGTCCTGATCTACCTATAGTATGATTCTTATCTATAAGGTTTGTATCTACTGCATATATATCATTTGCCTCTGGGTTAAGCACCATTTCTTTTAATGGTTCACATTGATCTAAATCACCAACTGACCCTGCTGCTATAAACATACCTGTAGTAATCATACCAGATCTCATTGCTGGTCTGATATACTCATATGTCTGATCCATCTTAGGTGCAATACCTGCTTCCTCATGGAAGAAGAACTTTACTGGTCCACCAACACCATTAGTAGGATCTTTCTCAAATGACATACCTTGTATTGTACCTTTGAGACCTACCTCAGCTTTTCTATCTCCTTTTCTTACTTCAATCTTTTGCTGCCACATCATTACTTTGTGTGGAGTCATTGGTCTATACCATGCTGTGTGCTCATTTAAGAAAGCTGCATATTCATCTAAGAACTTCCATGTACCTTTCTCATTGATATAGTCCTTAAGAGATGCTCCCATCTTTAGAGTTACTCCAGCTTCAAACCACAATTGATTTATAAACTTAGCGGCATGAAAGTATGATGAAGCTATCTGACGTTTCTTAAGAATAGCTGAATGTCTATAATGCATTTCTGCTAATAGCTCATATAAAGCCATATGGTACTGAGCATCACGTATTTTAGCAAAGTCAAACTTCTGTTGTTCTTTATCAAAGATTGGTAAGAAGTTTAACCACATATAGTAGTCTCTGGTTATATACCATTCATCTCTACCATCCTTAACTATTATACCTTGTCTGCATTTAGCTTTCTGATCATCCCAGTATGATATAAAGTCTTTAGACTTAAATGGTGCAGTACAGTAAACTTTGTTTTGTCTAAAGATTCTTGATTGCTCATTAAAGACATCTGCAGTTACTTGGTTAAATCTGTACTGACCAGGTTCTTTAAATATTGTAAGTAAGAATGTAGTAAAGTCTTGTCTACTAGAAAAGTCTGTAGTAGTCCATGTACCATTGTCCCAAGTGGGTATATTATTCCAAAACTCCATTACATATCATATGCTAAACCTTGACCACCTCTTACTCTACTAGATTGCTCCTCTTGAAGATCTTTATATACACCTTTAAAAGATGCTCTTATTTGATCAAAGTTTTTTGCTGCAGCAATTAAAGAATTTATGTTTCCATCTCTTCCTGCAGTTATTTGAGTATGTTCCATATATCTAGCTAATCTATCTAACATAGATGCCATACCTTTATATGCTCTTGCTGTAGGAGTAGCATACATATCTTCACAGAACTGTAGTGCTAGTTTTATAGCTTGATCTTCTGAAGAGAACTCAGCTTCTATTTCTTCTAGCACAATCTCTTCTTTATCAATCTCAGGAGTATGAAAGAATGGATTCATATCCGGATTAGGGCAAGTCATATAGAACAGATACTGATATACTTTAAGATAGTCTTCTGGATACTTATCCATTATTCTTTTAAGTGTCTTAAGTGTATAACAATGTTCTGTGGGTACTACTGCACCATTCTGAACATCAAAGAGTCTTACTAACATTTTAACCTACGTGTTTTTTAAATATATTGGTTTGCTTATCTTTCTTAAATTTAAAATATTGTTTTATAAAGATGTATCTCAAAGCATCAATTAGGGAAGTAGCTTTATATTCAGTACTAATATCTTTTGAAAGAACAGACCACTTTGTATTCTTTACAATATTGTTATTAATGATTGGAACTCTCCATGATTCATCAGGCATCATATAAAAATTTTTTACTAGTAGATATTTAGAGGTTGTCAGTTTAACATCACCTGCTAAAATAAGATCTTTACGATCTTGTCTTTTATTAAAAAATTGTAACATGCTATTTACTTTTAATTGAACTTCTATTATCATGTAACCAGTGTATGACTGATATTACTTCCTCTTTTAAATAAGGTACTTCTATTGGTATAACTTCTTTTACAATAGGATCACCTTCTGGAGAATACTTTGTAATTGGGTATCCATACTCATCTTTACCTTCTTCTTCAAACTTGATATGATGAATAAAGATATTTCCTGGTTTTAATTTAGGATTATGCTTTATTATAATATACATATAAATGCTGAGTTGTAAAGCATAGTGATAAAAGTTGCAATCATCTAAACTATCTAATGGAGATAACATCTTTTTAGACATTCCCTCCCAATCTTTAAATGACTCCTTTACTATTTCTTTGTTTGTCTTATAGTCAATAATATGTACTCTGCTATTTACTACTTCTACTAAATCTGACTGTCCACATATTCCTGCTGACTTTAGATATACCATATGCTCAGGGTATATACCATCTGTAAGCTTTTGTTCAGGTGCTTTCTTTTTCTCACCATCTATTATAGGCTTATATACTGGTATAGGAAGTCCTTCTCTTTCAATAGAACTTAGAGAACATAAGTCATCTTCTCTTTGATTATGATAGAATGTACCAAGTGTAAGTGCTCTTTCTGATTCTGCTTTCCATAGAGCAAGTATCTTTTTTGGTTCTAGTCCATACCACTTTGACTTCTTAGATTTAGATACTCTAGCAGCTACCTTTTCAGAATCAAAAGGTTCTTTAAATTGGGAAACAAGTGATGTAACACTTATCCATCTTATGTCTTCAGAAGAGTCTAAGCTTTTGTAGCTATGATCTTCTGCATTGAATATTATACTCATTACTTAAGTTTGTCTAGTTCATCTTCTTCTTCTTCAGTGATTACAGCATACCACTTATTTGCTGGACATCCTGATGATAAAGATCTTGTTTTAAAGCTTAGAGAACATCCACATAGCATACAACAAGGTTGTGTACCAGGTATTGCACATTCTTTACCTACAGAGTCTTTTGAATCACATGAGTTACAAACTTCCATTCTAACTCTAGCAACATCTTCTACAAACTCATTACGAACTAATCTATTCTTGATCCCCTCCAGTATCTGAGCTTTGTTCTCCCATATCTGTGCAAATTTCCCTTTCATCTCTAAATTTATTTCTAAGTTCAAGAAACTCATCAATTCTCTTCTGAGCCTCTAATAATTTATTAAGCTTATGTTCTGCTACCTTTTTATTGTGGTAGTTTACAAATGTTTCATTATTAAAAATCTTCTCGTAAGTTCTATATTTTTTTATTCTTGTTTTTACTAAAGTGGTTCTTAATAAAAAATTTCCTAAACCAGGTAAGTTTACTTTCAATTGATCTAAGCTTGAAAGAGTCTTCCTTACTTCTTTGTAATAAAAACTAACTATATTGTCAATCATAGATTCAGGTAAATCTAGTTGTTCAGATAGTTCTTTATACAATATCTTCGGTTTCTTTGGTATCATATCCTAGAAATTTATAATCAAGTAATACAGTGCCTTCTGTTTGAATTTGCAAATTAGGGTTAAGCATTACAAGCTTTTTATTACTGCTATCTTTTATTACAAGATTATTTTTCTCAGCTTTATTTATACAGTTTCTAACTGTTTGTGGAGACTTAAATATCCACCCTTCTTCCGCAGAAGCATCATAGCAAAAATGAGTTAGTTCAATAGGTTCATTAAAACTTAGTAATGTCAAACAATCTAAATCAGAGTTACTCACTGTTATGTTGTTTATATAACAGTGAGTAAGTATCTGATATTTAACAATATTCCATTTTGGCATCTTGACGCGTTTCTGCACTTGATTAACTAGTGCCATAACTACATCTTCCTAAGTTTCTTCTTCTGTTCTGTTTTGATTTCCTCCTTAAGATTTTCTTTAGCTGCTTCTTCACCTTCTAAATCTTCAGGTGGATTAGATAACATTGCATGTTGCATCTGAAGCTTAATTCTTTCAAATCTTGCAGCATCAATTTTTAACAGCATTTCTTCATATTCAAACTGAGCATTCAAGTACTTCATTGACTCAGTGTAGAATTGAAACATCTGCTCTTTTCTTTGCATTAACTCCTCTGCAGTTAACTGTTGTTCTTGTGTTGGTTCTTCCATAACTTCTATGTGTTTATTTACACAAATATATGAAATAAGTTTAAATAAAATATGTTTAAACAAAAAATCCAGGTGAATCAACACCTGGATCTCAGTATCAGATAGTTACTATTATCTGTTCTTAACTGTAAGATTGAAGATTGTAAGTAAATAGAAATCTCTGGAAATGTCAACCTCTATGGTCATTACATCAAGGAACCCTAATCTAAATCTAAAAGCAAACTTATCCCATTGCTTTGTCCTTGCTTTCCATCCATTTCTAAACTTCATATTACTTCTTATCTACAATTGACCAAATAGTACCTGCTAAAGCAATAGTACCTCCAATAAGTTCATTAAGCACAGACTCATCAATGGCTCCTTTTACTACAAGGAAACCTCCAACAAAAGTTAGGACGTGTCTTGCTACTCCTAGGATTTGTTCTTTTTTCATAATTATTAATTTAAGTTATAAACTGAGCAGCATATCAATCAGCTCCTGCTGCGGGAACATATCTACTTTTCCTCTAATTACATTAGTATGTGAGTACATACCTGGATTCTTTTCTGCATATGCTAGATTAAGTACATCAAAGCCATCTGCACCCTTTTCTTTAACCCACTCTACTAGACCTACTCTAGGGTCAATATTATATCTCTCAGCGCAGTATAGTATCCAGTTTCTAAGAACTTTAATTTGCTCATCTGAATATCTATGCCATTGCTTATATCCTCTAAATGGTTTAGCTAGAGTTACTATCTGAGAAGGATCAGCTTTAACTCCTACATATGTTTTACCATCTTTAATACCACCAAAGTTACATACTTCAATAGCTACAGAGTTTCTATGCATTACAGAGTTTCCTGTACCAGTATGCCATCCATATCCAAATTCAGGAAATACTTGGATAAGCTCTCCGTCAAACTTAGCATTACTGTCTTTTACAGATTGTCCTCCTAATACAAACTCAGTACCTACGTTACCTCTTGTATCTCTAGCCCACATATCAGCTACTTGGTAAGGATTATGCCATCCTGCTGTGTGGTGTAAGTATATCCATTGTTTCTTTACAGGACCTTTAAAGTAAGTTCCTTCAGGCATGAAGTACTTCTTTATCTCAAGAGCATTTTCTACTTCTTGGTTTTCTGCATTATCAGTATTTAGAATACCCATTACAGCCCAGGTCTTTTCTCCTACAATACCATCAGGTAAAAGACCTACTTTCTTCTGGTAGCTTTTTACTGCAGATTCAGTCTTTGATCCAAAGATACCATCTACTGTAAGTTTTAGAAACTCTTGAAGAGTCTTTACTGACTCTCCTTTGCTACCCTTTTTTAATACAATTGTCATGTTGGTTTTTATTTAGTTATCTATTTAGTATAAGCTGCTTTACTGCATCTGAAAGCTCACTTACATTTCTTGCAAGACTCTTGATTTCTAACTGAGTTTGCTCTTGAATAGCTTGATACTTAAGTCTTGACTCTTGTTCTACAAGTTCAATTTTACCTTTGAGTTTTCCTTGTTCTTCTGTGTTTTTTCTAACATCATTGTGGACTAGTCTGAGGAAGTAGCCAATGATTAATGTTGCTGTACCAATGATGAACATTGTGATATCTGCTGTGCTCATTTTCTAAAGATTGCGTTAACTATAATATAAAAAGCTAAGAATGCTATAATAATAGCAAGTATCCAATAGAATACTTTCTTCCAAACAGGAGTCTCCTCATATATTCTTACAGGAACTTTTCTGTCTATAATTTTTTCAATATATACTGTATCACACTGTCCTTGGATATAGACTTTATTATATCTATCTCTCCAGACTTTGATTTTAAGTTGATCCTTTTCTAGGTATATGGTATCCCAAAGTTCTTCTATATCAACTACTGTGTCTATTCTTACTTTTGGAACTGTAATTCTTATTGTATCACGGATTACTACTGAATCAATATTAGTTAACTCAGGATGCTTTTTTAGCAAATGTTCCAGTCTCCTTTGTGGAGAACAAGATGCTAATAACAATAAGAGTACAAACAAAAATCTCATATATATAATATACAAAATATTTTGCAATATACGTAAAAATGCTTAGTCTATTCTTTTGTATCTTAAAATTGAGCCTTTCATTGTTCTAATTGTAAAACCATTACTTCCAGCTCTATGTTGAACATTTAATAATGCATTTGCTGAAGTTACAAATACGCCATATATTTTAAAAAAATGAGGATTGGAAATATTATTCGCTTGACCACTTGATAACATCAAAGATGAAGTTGCGACAGAATTATTTATACTGATAAAATTAACCCACTGGTTTGATTGATTTCTAAAACCTTGATTTCTGCCCAACATATTGCCACTATTTACATTGAATAATATGCCTATATCCGTACCCGAACTACCACATCCGTAATAAATATCTAACTCAACGCTGTAAACTCCATTGGCAACAACAGAAAAAGAAAATTCAGTTACATTTGAAGGTGTTGAAGAACTTGTATCTTGGTTTGCACTCTTCACTATAGTAGTCCATCCAGCTGGGTCAGGTGAAGTTACTGTAAATGTTCTATTTGCAGATAAATCTTGTGTAGTTCCATTAATGGTTAAGGTTCTAGCAAGAGGAACATATGTAGAAGCTGCTGTTGCAGATGTGAGATATGGTGATAGTGCTGCAGATGTTATAAATCCAGATGGATTAGTTGCATCATATGGTGTATAACCAAGTGCTGTTGTAACATCTAGAGATGTAATACCAGATATATATCCAGCTGGATTAGTAAGTGGATAATAAGTTGCTGCTGCTGCAGCTGATGTAAGATAAGCAGATAAGCTAGATACTGTAGCTATAAGAGATGTATCTACAGAAAGGACATTAGGAGAGAGCTCTTGCAAACCATATCCTGCGGCAACTGCTTGTGCTGCATTAAACTGTACATAGTTTATAGCTGTAGTTCCTATTGTAATTGTACCTGTAGTATTTAATATAAAACCATAACCTCCGTAAAGAGTCCCTTGTTGTATAAATGTAAAGTCTCCATTTTGAAGTTCTCCTGCTGGAGAGTTATCTGCATCTGAAGATCTTGTTAGTACCCACGGAGTAGATACAGATCCGGTATTAGTTACATCATATATACCATTCTGTAGTCCAGATGATTGTTGCCATACAAGAACTCTATCTCCTAAAACTGGAGTATGAGAATCAATTATTAATGCTCCATTTACTGTAGAGGTTAATGTAGCACCTACACCAGCTATTCCATTTAAGTATGTAGCAGATAGATTACCTGTTGTAGCTACATGACAAGGGGAGTGAAAGTTTATACCTGCTGATATGTTATCTACATACTGTTTAGTTGCTGCATGAAGAGATGCTGTAGGATCTGAGAATAATGTTAGATAACCTAACATACTATCTCCAGATTGATTAACTGGAGTATAACCTAATGCAGTTGTTACATCTAGAGATGTTATTGCTGTAAGATAGCCTGCTGGATTACTAACTAAAGGATAATATAAACTATTATATGTTGAAGTACCATTAGACCAGTTTACTGTAGGATTAGGATAAGTTCCTGTTAAGTCTCCTCCTGCAGGTCCTGATGGAGATCCTCCTGCACCACCAAGAGTTTTTAACTTACCATCTGATTTGGTTACAGTAATTTTTCCTGCACCAAATTTATTACCATCCTTGTCTATCAGTTCCATTATGAAACATCTAATAGTAATAAGTATGTTGTGTTAGCTATAGTAGCTGTCACAGATAATTTATCCCTACCCTGAAGTAAATATTGTGTATCATCAGATATAGAATCTCCAGGATCTAATGTAAGATCATACAAGTTAATTGTACTAGCTAGAGAGAAGTCATACTTAGATACTGTAACAGAATATGCAACAGGATTGTAAAACTTGAGATACTTTACTCTAGCAGTAGTACTAGGTCCTACTACATATAGGTCATTAGAACCAACAGATAATACTCCTTGTATAGTAACTTCAGCCATTATACTTCATATGCTTGTAAAGCAATATCTACCATTCCTGGAACATCTGAATCATCCCATGTATCAACATAAGGCATGTCTTCCATTCTTACACCAAAGATAGCACTAGGTACTGTTAGTGTTATATCTACTGATAGAAGCTTATCAATAGCTTTGTCACCAATTGTATTCATATTAATTGAAACAGTAGGATTAACTATTTCTACATTAAATTGTGGGAATATGTAAGTTGCCATGTTATGTTAAAGTTGTTCCAGTTACTGTAAATGTTCTACAAGGAATATATTTTACTGATGCTGCTTTTCCTGTATATATAAAACTAGTTCCTGCATTAGTAAAATAATATGCAATTGTAGAAGCTCCATATAAAGTTGTTGAGGTCCAAAGTTCAAACTCAGTTATATTAAAAGGTGAATAGTTTAATCTTCTTGTATAATCAGCACCACCTTCATAATTCATTATGTTCATCAATTCCCGGATATTTGTTAATCTCCATCCAGTAGTAAATGAACCTATACTAACTGCTAAAGCTCCATCAATTGCATTATCCCAAGGAACAGCTAAACCACTTACTGTTCTTCTATATCCTAATACATTAGTACCATTATATGTACTCCAATCTATTACAATGTTGTTAGTATATGTTTGTGTACCTAATTCATCAGTAAATCTATCTGTATTCCCAAATGGATTATTTTCATCAAGAATGAAAAATGATATATCTCTACCTGCTTCTATATCTCCATCATCTCCAGTTCTATAGGAAATTGTTTGATTAGTTTTCATTAAAGTAGCTGTACTTCTAGATACAGCTGTAGATTTTATATCAATTCTTGTACTCATATTTATCTACTTATTTCTTCCCAGTCCATTGAAGCATATATCAGTTCAGTATTTGTACTAGCACTTACAACTAGGGTTAGTTCATTTGGTGTACTAGTAAAGCTATTTCTTTGAAGCTGAAAAGAAAACAATGCTTCTTTTAATATGTCTAGATTTACTGAAGCTTGTGCAGTTGATGTAATAAATCCAGATGCTAGAGTTCTACCTCCAGCAAAACTTGTCCCAGTTATATTATATTCAACAGATGAATTAACTCCCGCAGGAACCCATGCTCCACCTGTAGTTGTACCACTAGCAATAACTTTCCAATTATAAACACCTGTTGCTACACCCATTATTGATAATGCAGTAAGAATTACCACACCATCTAAGTAACTTGCACCAAGTTTTACACTAATAATTGGATAAAACACTCCTGCTGTAGCTAAACTTGTAGGCGCAGTAATAGGAGTTCCAATAGCTTGTTGAGCACCTCTAAGTTCATACCCACCTTCTGATATTACTGTGGAGCATATTTGCTTTAATGTACTTGTTGTACCAGTTACACCAGTATTAGTAAGTTCAATTCTTAAAGGTAAAGATGCGGTAGTTATATAGGTTGATGCAATTAGATTAGCATGATTAAACTTATGACATAGTATAAAGTTACCATCTATTACAAAACCTAATCTTACAGTACCTACTCCTAACCATTCAATGTCAGTAAATAGTATCTGTGCTTGAGTTGGGTCTAAAGTAATACCTGAAGGACCTGTACCATCTAACTTGTCTACATTCCATCCAGTATCTCCAGGACCATATACTCCACCAGCTTGACTTATTCTAGTTTCTGTTACAGAACCTGTAACTAAACTTCTCTCTACAAAACTAATAGTAGGCTTAGTAGCAACATTCTCTAGCTGAAGATATATACCATTATCGGTGCCAAAGTAACCTACTCTTTGTCTTAGATTATCTTGAGCAGGAGCTAGTACAAATGTGTTAAGTATTAGAAGAGATTTACCTGGTTGATAAGAAAATACTTTTGTTGTTTCTCTTAATACTTGAGAACCATTTGTAGTATTTACAGATAGATCTACTAGACCTTGATTTAGATTAAATGTTGCTGCTCCTCCACTTGCTGTAGAAGTATTCCATAGTCCATTATCATGGTATCTATTACTTGAATCAAATAAAGTCAAAGGATTAGATACTCTTAATCTTCCAAATGCATCAGCTAACATTGGAAGATTAGTAAGTATATTTGAACCAGAAGCTCCTATTGAAGTTATTGCAGTTCCCATTAGCTAACCCAAGTAATTAAAAATGTTGTATCTGTTGCATCATAAGTAACTAAATCAAATTGATTATTCAGTACTCCTGCATCATAGTTAACTACTTCTCCAGGTGCTATAATTTCTCCTTCTATGGTACCATTAGCAGAACCTACATTAGCAATAGAAAAGCTGTAAGGTCTTATGATAGTTCCTGGGGCAGAAACCCTTTGTATATTATGAGTTCTTAGCTCTGAACTTAGTAAATTAATTATACTATCACAACAACCATCATCTATAAGTGCTTGCAGACCTTGAAGCATCTTAAGTTGCCAAGGAAAATTATTTCCCTGGTTACCTTGATCTTTTAAATTTCCTATTGACATGGTTTAGAAATTATATAGTTCATAATATAAATAGAAAATACCAGTAAACTGACCTTCACCATGAATAGAACTTACATTAATAGTTAAATCATCAACTCCAACTGCACCTCCTATTAAATCTCCAGAGATTAAAATAGTGTCTGATGGTGCGTAGTTTATACCAGCGTCAATAAGATAAACTTCAGATACATCACCAAGACTATCTCTTGTTATTGCAAATCTTGCGTTTTGTCCAGGACCAGATGTTATACCTGTAATAAATGAGTAAGTTGTATTTGCGGCAGCAAGTACTGTTCCACCACCTGATGATGTATAACCATTTATACTTGTTTGCTGCAATCCATTTGCGTTAAATATTGCATAGTTTGCACCTGCTAAAAATCCAGTAGAGATCACATAAGGAATAAAATTATCATTAGCTGCAGGATTATAGTAAGAAGAGTGCTGCATGAAAATATTATCAGGATCACTAAAATCTAAACTAGCATTGGTGATTGTTAAAGACTCAGCAGTTTCAAATGATGGAGCTGGGTTAGCATTTCCGGAATCCATTCTAATTTCAATAACCCCTTTAGGAGTTGTTACGTCTACTACACTTGTAACTGAAAGATCTACAGTATAATATGCTGTATTTGCTACTAAACCAGATTGTACAGCATCTTTAAGAGGCATTGCATAAGTCTGATACTTATCTCCTCTTTTATTAAAGCCTACATCAGCACCTAGCGCAATTAGATCTGTGTCAGGATCATTAGCTTTTGTTCTGATTAACTCTTCCTTTCTAAGGAATATCCAATTTAAAATATCCATGGTCTTTATTTTTTAAGTTCTTCTAAGGCAGTAAGTATAGCCTGCACATCTTGCAGACTATACACTCCCTTTAATGTTGCGGCATCTAGTGCCTGCATGATGATACTCAGTGCTTCTTCTTTATTCATAATTAAGGAACATATTCCATTGGGATAAG